AATGAGTAGTTTAACAGTACGCACAACAATAAATACTTTTTTAACAACAAATTTTCCTACAGAAACTATTATAGATCTTTCAGGAGACTATTTAGACATGGAGGATTTAATCGCAGAAGCAGGAATAACTAGAGACGATCCTTGGATTGGATTACAGTTTTCAGGGAATGAAGAAATTCCTGTAGACATTCTGGCTACTAATGACGCAGGGACATATCGAGAGAGTGGAAGTATATTTATTCATGTAGTAGATATTGCCAAGTCGGGTGTTCAAAATGCTATACTAAGTAGGGTGGAACTGATTAGAAATAAACTGAGAGGTCAACGGATTGGTTCTTTGGTTATTGAAGCTGTTTCGCCCGCCAACTTTGGGAATGGCGTGAGTCTTAGTTTTGAAGGGGGTTACACCTCTGCGACAATTAATATAGACTATCATTTAGACATTAATTTATAAGGAGATTGGATATGTCGTCATCAAATTTAGTTAGGGTAGCCTTCATCGAAGAATCAGTTTTAGGAACGACTCCTGGAGTTGGTAACTTTGAAACGGCAAGATTTACATCAGAGTCACTTTCGGGATCTCCTGATACAACTAAGTCAAATCAAATTAGAACTGATCGTATGTCGGGTGGACAAATTGTTACTGGCCTAAAAGTAGAAGGTTCTTTAAATTTTGAATTAGCTAAAGAAGCACAATTAGAAAAATTCATGGCATCAGCTATGTTAAGTGATTGGTCAACTCAAGCTTTAGTAAACGTAGATTTAAGCATCAATGCAACATCTATGGAAATCACTAGAGCTACAGGATCTTTTACAGGACTAGTTGTTGTAGGAGATATTTTAACTCTTGCAGGTTTTACAAACACTGAAAACAACACTCAAGTTCAAGTAGTAGAAGTTGTGTCTTCAACAGTTGTTAGAGTTGTTGCGGCCACAGTTCTTGTAACTGAAGTTGGAGTTGGTACATCATACAAGAGAGCAGATAAATTAGTTATCGGTTCTACGAAAAAATCATTCACAATGGAAAAATCATTCTTAGATTTAACTAACAAAGCTTTGATATACAAAGGTATGTTAGCTAATGAAATGAATTTAAAAGTAGCTTACGGAGAAATCCTAACAGGTTCTTTTGGGTTCAACGGAACAAAATATTTAGAAGCTGATACGGCAGGAGAGTTTGTAACTAATGCTAGAACTATCAATGCTTCAGCTACTACTAACTCAATGAACGGATCTATCGACATGCCTTTCTTAAACTCTTCTGCGACAGGGGTTTTAGATGAGGTTACTTTCTGTATCCAATCATTAGAAATGTCTTTAAAAAATAATTACTCAGCAATGACTTGTATAGGTGAGGCCGCTCCAAAAGATTACTCACCTGGTACTGCCGACATTGAAATTAAATTAAGTTCATACTTAGCAGACGCTAACTGGGCATTACTTGCTAAAAAATTAACTCAAGAAGCTTTTGCACTTGGATTCATGGTTAAGAACATAGACGGATGGTATGGTTTCTATCTTCCTGCCGTACAAGTTTCTTTTTCTGATCCTGCATCAGCCGGATCTAACCAACAGATTTCCCTTGATATGTCGGGGATGGCAAAAGTTGGATCTGCCGGAGAATCAGCTTTAGTTATCTATAGATCATAGATATAGTGCCTGGTTTTAATAGATCAGGTAAACCTCACACTATAAAGGCCTTCCTAATATGGGAAGGCTTTTTATTTTTGACGTTTCAAAACAGTAAAGGCTAAAATCAAAACATCATAACAAAGAGGTGAATATGAGTTCTAACTTAGACAAGTTTTTTAAGACAGAAAAGAAATTAGAGAGTGAGGGAGTTTGGTTCGATGTAACTGAAACAGCTTCTTTCAAATTGAAAAGATTTGGTGGGGAAAACAGTACCAAAGTAAAAGCACTAATGGCAAAACACTATAAGCCTTATGCCAGACTAATTGAAAATGGATCAATGGAAGAAAAGAAACAGTTAGAAATAACTGCAAAAATTTTTGTTGAATCTTCTCTATGTGATTGGAAAGGTGTAGAGATTGACGGAGCAGAAGTTCCATACTCTCCTGAAGCGGCTATCAAATTGTTAATGGATTTGCCAGAACTATTTGATCTACTATTTAAAAATTCTCAAGATGTTTCAAATTTCAGAGAAGATTTGGGAAACTAATGGCCCGATGGGTCACTTGGGCCTATAAGTGGAGAGATAAAATTTCCAGTGGGTTCTATGACAAGTTGGAGTCTCAAGGTAAGTTAATCCAAGAAGACATACAACCAAAAATAGAACCCTATTTATTTTATCGTGATGCGTTTGTAGAGTTATCTACTTGCAAATATAATAATGAGTCTCCAATCCCTTTTACTTCTATTAAAGAGTATTTTACTATTTATGGAGAAGGCGAGGATTTCGAGGACTTTCTTTTTGTAATTCGAGCTATGGACAATGCCCTGCTAGATCAGGTGCATAAAAAGAATCTCAAGGAAAAAGAGAATGGAAACAACTCAAACACGAAACATCAACATCCGAATGGACATAAAGGGTGATGGTGCAGTAAAGCAAGTTAAGTCTACTCTTTCTTCAATGAATAAAGAGTTACAAACATCTAATAGTATCTTAAAAACTTTTCAAAATACTTTCAATGCCGTGATGGGAATTTCATTCATGGGGATAGGGATATCCTCAGTCACGGGCCTTATAGATTCTATGCAAAAATTGCAAGATAGAATTACAATTATTAACGGATCGACTGCCGTTACTGAATCTGTAATGGAGAGACTTAGAATTTCTGCAAACTATACAAAGACAGGGATTGATGAACTAGCATCTACCTACGCTAGATTTTCTTATGCACTTAAAGATATTGGATTGACTTCCAACTCTACTATAGCTTTAGTGACCTCTCTTAGAAATATGTATAGACTATCAGGAGCTACCACTGAAGAGGCTACAGGATCAACTATACAGCTTACTCAAGCCTTGGCCCAGAACGGACTACAAGGACAAGAATTAAGATCCGTATTGCAGAACAACGTAGTTTTATCTGAGGCTTTAGCAAGATCTATGGGTAAAACCAGAGGGGAACTGAGAAAGATAGCAGAGAAAGATGGTGGGATCGCCGCTAAAGAAGTTCTTAAGGCAGTTGCTTTAGTTATGGACGATGTTAATGGTCAAGCGGAAAAACTAAGACCTACAATTGGGGAATCACTAACTACAGCATTTAATGATTTAAAACTATCTGTAATGAAAATGAACGATGAGTTTGCAATTACAGATAAAGTAGCTTCTGGAATAAAAGTTGTATCTGATAATTTAAACACACTAGTAGGCATAGCCGCAGGTGCATCAGCACTTTACATAATCCCAAAAATATTTGCAGGAATTTCTTTAGCCCTAGAAGGGATAGCTACCTATGCAATAATCGCAAAAATGTCTTTCATAGCATTAGGAGAAGTTTTAGCAGGAATTGTAGCAGTACTCGGTGGGCCACTCACTGTAGTAATAGGAACAGTGGGATTATTAATATACCAACTAGTCGAAAGAGGAATTGGTTGGGCCAACGTATTTAGAACCATCAGAGATAATATTTTAGATGCGTTTCCTGCTCTAGACGGACTGGTACAAAAACTGGGATTGGTAAACAGCAAAGAAGTTAGAAACTTTGTTCCAACAGTTGATAAGACAGTTATCGCTAAGGCTGCTCAAGACACTATCTCAACATTTAATCAAGAATTAAATAACCCTGCCAACTATGTAGAAAAGAATAATGGTGCAGGAAAAAATTTATTTATGGAATCTGTAATAGGGGATTTTAAAAATTTTAAATTTGAAAAAAGTCCTATTAAAGAAGTATCAGATCAATTTAAAAAAGAAGTTGAATCAATGTCCAATAAGCAAAAGATTGGATCAATTTCAGAACAATTAAAAAAACTGAATGAGGATTTCAATGCAGGAAAAATAAAAGTAGCAGACTACAATGTTAAACTTTATGAACTAACAGCATTGTTAAATAAAGGTAAGAGTCCTAAAAAAATGTTTGAAGAGTTGAATAAGGTTTTAGAAGGAAACTTAAATAGATCTTTTGAAGACGGAACTCTAACACTAAAAGAGTATCAAACAGCTATAAACGCTTTAGAACTTTCAAAATTAGAAGATGGTTTTAAAAAAGGCTATATAGCCGCAGAAGAATTTCATAAAAAAATAATTGAGATAGATGAAAAATTTAGAGGAAACTCTGCCCTAATATCAGGAACAGATTCTTACTTGAAAAAGATAGGAACTTTAAGCCAAGGACTAGCATCAGTTGTGGAAACAACCTGGGGAAGAGTTGAAGACGGATTTATGAACTTTATCAATACCGGTAAATTCGGATTCAGACAATTTACTTATGAGGTTCTACAAGACCTTCAAAGAATTATTTTGAGATCAATGATTATACGACCACTAGCAAAAGGACTTCTAAGTTTTGCATCGGCAGATGCCGTACAAACTGGAACAGACGCAGACTTCTACCCACAAGCAAAAGGCGGTGCGTGGAATGGAGGAGTTCAATTCTATGCTAAGGGGGGTGTTTTCGACAGTCCTACTATGTTCGGTAGAGCAGGAGGAGGACTAGGTATTATGGGAGAGGCTGGCCCAGAAGCAATTCTTCCACTTGAGAGAGGTGCAGGAGGTAGACTCGGAGTTAGTGCTTCAGTAAATCCTGTAACTGTAAATATCATCAATCAAACAGGTGCAGACATACAGCAAACAGAGACAACAAATTCGGACGGATCTAAAAGTTTAGACATTCTAATCACTGCAAAAGTTAAAGAAGGACTAGCTAACGGATACTACGATAGAACTCTTCAAAGTGTTTATGGTCTAAATAGGAAGGGATTATAATGGCGACACAAAACTGGCCCACATCTTTACCCTCACTAGTAAATTCTGAATCATTCAGCATGGACATAGGGGATACTTTAATAAAAACAGATATGGACATTGGCCCATCTAAAGTTAGAAGACGATCTACTAGATCAGTAGATAACTACACTATAACTATGGACTTGAATCAATCTCAAGTACTAGCTCTAAAAACTTTTTTCAGCACCACTCTAAATGGTGGAGCAACAACTTTTTATTTTACAGATCCATTAACAAATATTGTGGAGATTTTTAGATTTAAAAAACCTCCTGCGTTTTCTCCAATAGGTTCGGCAGGATATTTTAAAGTAAGCATGTCATGGGAAAAAATGCCATAGGTGAGATATGAGTAACGCTTTATCGCCAGAACTTCTGGCCCAATTATATTATCAAGAATCAGAAGATGTTTTTTTAACTCTAGTTACTTTAGAGCATCCCTCTTTTGCCACAGTAAGATTGGTAAATAACTCAGTAGATATTGTATCTAGAGGAAACACTTTCATGGCTTTTCCAATGAGGATACGATTACCCTCTGATGATGGTGAAACAAACAGAGAAGTAAATATAGAGTTTGATAACGTATCTTTAGAAATTCTAAATGAATTGAGAACTGTTACCGACTACATAAATGTAAAAATAGAAATGATTCTGGCCAGCATACCCGATCAAGTTCAAATATCTTTAGAAGAGTTAAAAATTCAATCCGTAAATTATAATTCAAAAATAGTTTCAGCAAAACTATTTTTAGATAGTTTTTTAAATACTGGGATGACTAGTGAGTCCTACACACCATTGACGTATCCAGGCCTGTTCTAATGGACAGAATAAAACACCTAATAGGTATAAGTTACGATAAAAAAGATTGTTGGGGAATCGTAGTTCAATTCTATAAAGATGTTTTAGGCATTGAGTTAAAACATTATTACGATGAGATACC